TTTTCTGCTGGTCCTCAACATTTTGTTGTGGCGTTTCGCAAGTACTTTCTTCCGTTTGCTGCTTGGTTGATGCATAATCGTATTGATAATGAAGTTGCTGTTGGTTCTAACCCTTACTCTTTGGATTGGGAACGTATTGCGAAACGTTTGAAATCAAAAGGTAAACATGTTATTGCTGGTGATTTTGGTAATTTTGATGGCTCGCTTGTTGCTCAAATATTGTGGGCGATATTTTGGGAAATATTTGTTCCTTGGTTGGAAATGTTCAATGACCTTAATAGTAAGGAAGGACGAGATATTCTTAAAATTTGTCTCGGTCTTTGGGCTCATCTTGTGCATTCTGTTCACATTTTTGGCGATAATGTTTATATGTGGACTCATTCTCAACCCTCTGGAAATCCTTTTACTGTCATTATTAATTGTTTGTACAATTCAATTATTATGCGCATTTCTTGGATTCGTATTATGCGTCGGGATTGCCCCAGTTACATGTCCATGAAGTTTTTCCGTTTGTTTGTTGCGCTGATTACTTATGGTGATGATAATGCTGCTAATATTGCAGATAAAGTCATCCATTTGTATAATCAAGAAACTATCAGTGCTATTATGGCGGAGATGAAACATGAGTATACTGATGAAGGCAAGTCAGGTACAATCATAAAGTCGCGTCAATTGGAAGATATTTTCTTCTTGAAGCGTGGCTTTAGATTTTGTCCTGAGTTGCAGCGTACAGTTGCTCCTCTCAAAATTGAAGTGATCTATGAGATGTTGAATTGGACGCGCAATACAATTGATCCTAATGTTATCCTTATGTCTAACATTAATACAGCTTTTCGTGAAGTGGTTAATCATGGCAGAGATGCTTATGATGAACTATATCGTGGAATTATGCGAATTGCCGTTAAACTTCCTGCTATTCCACAAATTTCTACTTATGAACAATATTTGCATGATCTTACTTATCTTGCAGATGAAGTTTATGAGTTTTAAGGTCAAAATGTGATCTTGCTTTTCTATACAAAT